GTCTTTGACAGCGCGTCCAACGCCACAGCCTACACAGCCACAGTAGACGCTGTCACTGGTGGCATTCGTTGCAAAGCTCTCACCATTGCAGGCCCTGCAAGCGGCAACGTGACGCTGGCTGGCACCACAACTATTGTCGGCATTCACGGCAACGTGACGCTGCCTGCAACGGGGCTGACGCGGACGTACACAGGAGGTATTACCCTGTCAGGATCTACGTCGGGGTTGACGTTGACGACGAATGGTGTGACGTTGGCTTCGACGATTACGGTGAACGGAGTTAGCTCTGAGTGGGCGTTGGGGAGTGCATTAAATATTGGTAACGCATCAATGACTATTACAAACGGTTTGTTTGATACCGCAAACTATGCTTTGACAGTTGGTACACTTCTTAGCACATCCTCAAATAAAAGAACTATTACATTTGGTTCATCAACCATAACTATAGGCTCTGGCCCAACATCTTTAGATTTTGGAACCACGCTTTCAGCGGCTGCAGACCTTACTTTTAACGTAAATACATCAAACATCGTCATTTCGTATCAAGTTCCAACCATTAATGGCAATGGTTTTACGTTTTATGATGTTTCTTTCACAAACCCTAACCAGAATGCATACACAATAAACGGTCAGAATACGTTTAACAATCTTTCAATGGCTGCCGGGTCATCCTCTGGCGTTAGAAACTATGTGTTCTCAGCCGCTCAGACTATCAACGGCACCTTCACCTGTTCCGCCGGTGCCAACGCCACAATCAGGACATTTGTCCGCTCCGACACTCTCGGCATTACACGCACACTGACCTGCGCGGCTGTCAGCCTCACTGACGTTGACTTCAGAGACATCACCATAGCTGGTGCAGCAGCGCCAGCGACAGGTACGCGCCTGGGCGATTGCAAAGGCAACAGCGGCATTACGTTCACGGCTGCGGCGAATAAGTATTGGAACCTTGCTGCTGGCGGTAACTGGGGTGGTGCTATTGGTTGGGCTACAAGCAGCGGCGGCACGCCCGCGATCAACAACTTCCCTCTGGCGCAGGACACCTGCTTCTTTGAAGCTACGGGGTTGAACAGCGGAGCTACCATCACCATTAACGCAGGCTACAACATCGGCACTATCGACATGTCGGCTAGGACGACGAATACGATGACGTTGGCGACGGGCTCAACCGCACCCGCAATCTACGGCAACTGGGTCAATGGGACAGGAACGACGTTGACGGGGACTGGCACATTAACATTTGCTGGTCGTGGAAGTCAGACAATTACTAGTGCGGGGAAGACGTTTACGCAGGCTTTTACCATAGACACTCCCGGGGGATCGGTGACGCTGCAAGATGCTTTTTCAGTAAATCCAAACGCAATTAGCTTTTTAGAATCAGGAACATTTAACGCAAACGGATTTAATGTAACCTTTTCTGGGAATAACGGCTGCTTCCAAAGCACATCAACAAAAACAAGAACTATCGCTATTGGTTCTGGGACGTGGGCACTGGCCGGAGCAGCTAGCAATCCTTGGGCCAATACAAACTCAACCAACCTCACCGTCACCGGCACAGGCACCATCAGCCTCACCTCCGCATCGGCCAAGACCTTCGCAGGCGGCGGCGTCTCCTACAGCGGCATCACCCTCAACCAAGGCGGTGCGGGCACCCTAACAATCAGCGGCAACAACACCTTCGCCAACATCACCAACACATACAAAGCCACTGGTGCCACCACCATCAACTTTGGCACCACAACGCAGACGGTGGGCAACTTCACCGCTGCTGGCGAAGCAGGGCGTCTTTTGACGCTGACAGGCTCTTCTGCGTCTTCTCCATGCACGCTCGTCCACACGAGCACAGGCACGGCGGCTAACGTGGACTACCTCGTCATTACAGGCGTGCGAGCGTACTGATGAGCAACTGGTACGCAGGTAATAACTCAACGAACAACGGTTCGTTCGGGTGGATATTTGCGTCCGGTGGGGGGACGGCGTACACCATCAATGCAGAGTCTGGCGCGTATGTCATTACGGGTCAAGACGCCACGCTGTCGGTCCCCAAGTCTATCGACGCCGCTGCAGGCTCCTACGCCATCACGGGCCAAGCGGCCACGCTGAGTCGCGGCCAACAGGTCAACGCGGAAGCAGGCGCCTACGCCATCACGGGCCAAGCGGCGACGCTCCTTGCAGCCAGATCAGTCAACGCCGAGTCCGCTGCCTACGCCATCGACGGGCAAGCAGCCCTCCTGGCCATCGCCAGGGCCGTAAACGCCGAGGTCGGGGCCTACGCCATCACGGGCCAAGATGCGACGCTGCTGGCCGTTCGCACGGTAAGCGCTGATGCAGGTCTGTACGCCATCGCGGGGCAGGCCGCTGCCCTTTTCGCAGAGAAGGTGATCAACGCCGAGGCAGGCTCATACGCCATCTTGGGGCAGGATGCAAGTCTTTTTGCAGCCAGACAGATCTCTTCCGACGCCGGAACGTATATCATCACGGGGCAGGCCGCGACGCTGGATCACGTGCGCGCGCTTTCCGCAGGAGCCGGGTCGTATCTCATCAACGGACAGGACGCAACGCTGATCAGAGCCACGCTGTTCCCTGCGCCTTCTGATGTCCGCGCAGGCGTGATCTACGGCCCTGGCGGTATCTACGTCGGCACGATGGCCCCCGGCGCTCTCTTTGTGTTTGATGACTGAGGTCAACATGGCAAAAACCCCTGCATGGCAACGCAAAGAGGGCAAGTCTGAGTCCGGTGGACTCAACGCCAAAGGCCGCGCCAGCTACAACAAAGCCAACCCCGGAAAGCCTGGATTGAAGCCTCCGGCTCCAAATCCGAAGACAGAAAAGGACGCGGCGCGGCGGAAGTCATTTTGCGCAAGATCTGCGGGACAGGCTAAGATGTTCCCAGAAGCTGCCAAAGATCCGAACAGCCGTCTACGCAAGGCGAGGAAAGCATGGAACTGCTGACCGAGCGGTGGGCCCCAGTAAGGGGCTATGAAGGCATGTACGAAGTCAGTGACTGCGGTCGCATAAAATCTGTGCAGCGCTTTCGTCGCGGCAAATCTGGGTGCCTTGTGCCGATGCCAGAAAAAATCATGGCGCTTACGCCAAAAAAGCGCTCCGCTGACGGTAGGCAACTTCCTTATGTAGAAGTCCGGTTGCGAGATGGCTCTCCTCGGGATGTTCGCTGCAAAGTGTTTCTTGTCCATCGTTTGGTTGCTCAGGCTTTTGTTGGTGAACTGTTTGAAGGCTGTCATGTAGACCACATAGACGGCGATCATCAAAACAATCACTGGACAAACCTACGTATTTTGTCTGCGCGTGAGCATTGTTTGCTTCATCCGTGTATTGCGGACAAAGCAAAAAACATGGCTATGCAAGCGGCGGCGCAGGCAAAAGTAAAAGCCATGCGGGCGTCTGGTGAGATCGTCGGCAAGCACAAAGTGGTATGCAAGGTGCGGTGACGTATGGAGCTTGTTGCTGTCTGGAATGCCGTCCTTACGGTTCTCTTGGCGATTGTGGGGTTCTTCATGGCCTCAAAGTTTAGGGAACTGGATCGTCTGAGCATCCTTCTGAACCGTACCCGCGAAGAAGTTGCGCGTGATCACATCACCCGTGCGGAGTTCCGTCAGGACATGAAAGAACTGTTAGAGAGGTTTGACAGGATTGAGTCGAAGATCGACAATCTACGAAGCAAGCCCCATGCCGTATAGTTCTCCCAAGCAAAAGCGGCTCATGCGGGCCGTCGCGCACAGCCCAGGCTTCGCCAAGAAGGTGGGCATCCCCCAGGCCGTTGGCCTGAAATTCGAAGCCCACAAGGCCGAAGGAGGCCCCGTGAAAGAATCCCCCAAGATGGTCAAGAAGGAACTCGCCTTCATGAAGGCTAAGGGTGCGCCCAAGGCCATGATCAAGCACGAGAAGGCGGAAGCCAAGGGCAAACCCAAGGGCAAGCCGTTTGCCAAGGGTGGCGCGGCGAAGAAGATGGCATACGGCGGCAAAGCCTGCTGAGGAGAGAAAGATGGCGACGCAAAATCCCACGAAGGCTCCGGCCCCGGCGCCGGCAATTCCGGCTGCAGTGCGCATGGCGATGGAGTCGGCGGCGAAGCAGAAGGCCAGCGATGCGGCGGAGAAGCACTTCCCCAAGAACATCGATCCAGAAGGCATGCTACCGCCCAAGAAGAAGGCGATGGGCGGTATGACCAAGAAGTACGCCGAGGGCGGCTCTGTGCGCGGCGCAGGCGTCGCCCAACGCGGCGTCAAGCAGTGCAGGATGGTGTGACATGGCTGCCCGCGACGATGACGAGAATGACGCTCGTGTAGAGCGTCTGGCTTCGCAGTACCGCGCCGAGCAGGCGTTCTTGGACGCGCGCGATGCGGCTGCACGGCTTGCCGAGACGGGCAGGCAGTACAAAGACCAAGAGCGTGAGGCCAAAGCAAGGATGGCGCTCGACAGGATGCGGCGCCCCACGCCGTCTTACCGCTCCTCCTACAGCGGCCCCGTGCGCAACCGTCAAATTATTGACGGTAAGTCGGTTGTCAGCCGGGAAGAGCTTGCGGACTTTCAGCGGCAATTTGGCGCGGACAAGACGTTGCGCGATCTGCTGAATGCAGACAAGACGGGGAAGCTGCCTACGCCAGCGGCGCGGGGTAGCGCTACGGACATGCGTGCTCGTGGCATCCGCGCCACGCCAAGCAGCGCTACTGACACGCGTGCTCGCGGTGTTCAGGGAGCGAACCTCCTGCCCAGGACGGAAGAGAACCACCCCGCTTGGCTGGATATGCAGCTTGGCAACCTGCAGTACTCACCCCGGGAAGTGGAGCGCAACACCCAGATCATGCGGGACGAAGAGAAGTACCGCAAGGGCGGCAAGGTCAAGGCTTACGCCAAGGGCGGCTCTGTGCGCGGCGGTGGGTGCGAGTCTCGCACCAAGAAGACGAAGTACGTATGAGAGCCTCACGCGGTATGGGCTGCATCCGCCCGGAACTCAAGAAGCCCAAGGTCTATGCCAAGGGTGGGGAGAGCCGCGTCAACGAGGCGGGCAACTACACCAAGCCTGGGATGCGCAAGAGCCTCTTCGAGAAGATCAAGGGGCAGGCTACGCAAGGTACGGCGGCAGGCCAGTGGAGTGCCCGCAAGGCGCAGCTTCTGGCGAAGCAGTACAAGTCCAAGGGCGGCGGGTATCGTGACTAAGGCCCCACAGCAGTCTCTGAAGGACTGGACCGCACAGAAATGGCGGACCAAGTCAGGGAAACGCTCTTCCGACACTGGGGAGCGCTATCTCCCCGAGGCTGCGATCAAGTCTCTGAGCCCCTCTGAGTACGCGGCCACGACCCGGGCAAAGCGGGCGGGCAAGGCTAAGGGCCAACAATTTGTCGCGCAGCCCAAGGGCGTAGCCCGGAAGACAGCGAGATTTAGATGACCACATCAGGGACCACCACCTTCAACCTCGACCTCAACGATGCGGTCGAGGAGGCGTTTGAACGCTGCGGGGCAGAGCTTCGCACGGGCTACGACCTGCGCACTGCGCGGCGGTCCCTGAACCTGCTGTTCGCAGACTGGGCGAACCGTGGCATCAACATGTGGACCTTCAACCAGGGCATGATTCCCTTGGTTCAGGGCACGAACACATACACGTTGCCGTCTGACACGGTAGATCTTCTTGAGCATGTCATCCGCACGGGTGCGGGCAACGTCTCGACCCAGGTGGATCTGACCATCACGCGGATCAGCATCAGCACCTACTCATCCATCCCGAACAAGCTGCAGCAGGCGCGTCCGATCCAGGTGCTGGTCAACCGGAACTCCGGTGCGACGTATCCGGCATCGAGCAGCTACTCCCCAAGTGCTACGGCGCTCCCGAGCATCACCGTGTGGCCCACGCCTGACCAGACTGGTGTGTATCAGTTCGTGTACTGGTACTTGCGGCGTATTCAGGATGCCGGGTCTGGTGGAGAAGCTACTCAGGACATCCCCTTCCGCTTCATTCCTTGCTTGGTCTCTGGTCTGGCGTACTACCTCGCCATGAAGCTCCCGGGTGGCATGGAGCGTCTCCAGATCCTGAAGGCTCAGTACGACGAAGACTGGGATCGCGCATCGAGCGAAGACCGTGAGAAGGCTGCGGTACGGTTCGTACCCCGGCAGATGTTCATCAGCTAATCATGGCCAACAGGTTTGCAAACGGCGCAAAGGCGTTCGGGTTCTGCGACGTCTGTGGGTTCCGTTTCGACCTGAAGAAGCTCAAGAACCTCGTCGTCAAGACCAAGCAGACGCAGATCAAGGCGTGCCCTCAGTGCTGGACTCCGGACCAGCCGCAGTTGCAACTTGGCCTTTACCCCATTTCAGACCCCCAGGCCATCCGTGACCCCCGCCCGGACACAAATACGTGGTATCAGTCCGGAACGAACGGCCTCCAAACTGACACGGTGTCAGGCACCGGCCCCTTGCAAGAGGGCTTCCCTGGCGAGGGCATGCTGGTCATCCAGTGGGGCTGGAACCCTATCGGTGGCGCCAGGGACTTTGACGCCGTGCTCACGCCAAACACCTTGGTCGGCGTGGGTGAAGTTGGTACAGTAACGATTACCTGACAAGGAGTGAACATGGACGCAATGAAAGCCCTCCGGGCACATGCCAAGAAGCCCGCCAGTGTGGCGCATGGTCCCGGCGCCAAGCTCGCCAAGGGTGGTGTGACCACCGAGATGTCCCAGAAGATGGGGCGCAACATGGCTCGCGTGGCGAACCAAGGCCCGGTCGGGCGCAAGGGGAAGTGACATGATGAAGGCCAAGCCTGTTCCGACTCCGGTCGTGAACGCTGACGCGCCCATGCCGCGCATGGTGGTGGGCAACATTGCCTCCGCTTCGACGCCCCCGGCCAAGACCTCGGGGATCAAGATCCGTGGGACTGGTGCAGCCACCAAGGGCACTATGGCCCGGGGACCGATGGCGTAAGCTATGGACTACGCTGCACTGCAGGTCGCCGTCGAGGACAGCACCGAGAACACGTTCTCGTCTGTTGACTTTGCCACGCTCACCAAGCTGGCAGAGCAGAAGATCTATCAGACGGTGCAGCTTCCGATCCTTCGGAAGACCTCTACGCTGACGCTGATTATCGGCAACAGGAACCTGAGTCTTCCTTCGGACTTCCTGGCAGCGTACTCCTTGGCGGTCATTCTTGCCACGGGTGCCTACGAGTTCCTCCTGAACAAGGATGTGAACTTCATGCGGGAGAGCTATCCGAACCCAGCGAGTACGGGTACGCCAAAGTACTACGCGCTTGACGGTACAGCTTCCACGCTGATCCAGCAGATCATTCTCGGTCCGACGCCGAATGCTGCGTTGAATGCGGAGCTGAACTACTTCTACCAGCCGCAGAGCATCGTCACAGCGGGCAACACATGGCTTGGTGACAACTTCGACACCGTGCTGTTCAATGCTGTCATGGTGGAAGCTGCTCGGTTTATGAAGGCTGAGCAGGACATTGTCCAGTTGTACGTCAGCCAGTTCAACGATTCGATCCTGCTGCTGAAGAACCTGGGCGACGGCAAGAACCGCCAAGACGCCTACCGCAGCGGTCAGGTCAGAAACCCGGTGAAGTGACATGGCAATCCTCCAGGGAATGTGCTCCTCGTTCAAGCAGGAGTCTTGGCAGGGCATCCACAACCTTCCTGTGGACACCATCAAGCTGGCGCTCTACACCGCATCAGCAAACCTCAGTCAAGCCACGACGGATTACAGCCTTTCCACTGGGCAGGTTCCCGCTGGATCAGGGTATACCACTGGTGGCGTGACGCTTACCAACGTCCAAGTACTTCTCTCGGGGACCACCGCCTACGTCACGTTCGACAACCCTGTTTGGTCAGGCGCGTCTTTCACTTGCCGGGGTGGGTTGATCTACAACGAATCCAAGGCCAACCGCGCCATCGCTGTGCTGGACTTCGGTTCTGACAAGACGGCGTCTGGCACGTTCACAATCCAGATGCCCGCAGCAACTGCAACAACGGCGCTGCTGCGCTTCGCTTGAGGTAACCCATGCCTTCTTCATACACCACCCTGCTGAAGTTCGAACTTCCTGTTCAGGGAGAGCTGTCGGGCACCTGGGGCAACGTGGTCAACACGGCCATCACCACGCCCGTCTCTGAGGCCATCGCAGGGACGACCAGCATCACCGTTGGAGCCACAGACTACACCCTGACGAACGGGGATGGATCTACGTCCAACGAAGCGCGGCGTATGTTCATCACGGCCACTGGCTCGCCCGGTGCGGCGCGGAACGTGATCTGCCCGGCCAGCAGCAAGCTCTACGTCTTCACCAACAGCACGTCAGGCGGCTTCGCTATGACGCTGAAGACCTCGGCAGGGTCTGGCATCGCGGTCCCTGCTGGGCAGAGCAGGCTGCTGTACTGCAACGGCACCGACGTTGTAGAGGCGGTGAACGGTTTCGGCAGCATCTCCCTCACCACCGCCCTGGCAGCGACCTCTGGCGGCACTGGGCAGTCCAGCTTCGCGGTTGGAGACCTGCTGTACGCCTCCAGTACCACTGCGATCAGCAAGCTGACGGTGGGGGCAACCAACGCTGTCCTGACGGTCGCTGCGGGCATTCCTTCGTGGGTGTCCACGCTTCCTGCTGTATCTGGTGGCACGGGGCTATCGTCTCCCGGCACTGCGGGGAACGTTCTGAGTTCAGCCGGGGCGACATGGCAGAGCGTTGCAGTCAGCACGCTGGTGCCTGCCGCGACAGACACTGTCAGCGGGGTTGTTGAACTTGCCACTAGTGCCGAGGTGCAGGCCGGTACGGATACAACGAGGGCTGTTACCCCTGCAACGCTGCATGCGGGGTCTTTGGTTCAAGGTACTGTGCAGAACAGCACCAGCGGTACATCCATCGATTTCACCGGCATCCCGTCGTGGGTTAAACGCATTACCGTGATGTTCAACGGAGTGAGCACTAACGGGACTTCATCGCTACAAGTACAGCTAGGAGATTCTGGTGGAGTAGAAACGACGGGGTATGTTTCTAGTTCGCAAAGTACAGTTTTTTCTACCACAGGGTTGATTTTTACCCCGGGTGCCGTGGCGGTAAACAACTACAGCGGAGCCATGACGTTGACGCTCATGACGGGCAATACGTGGACCGCCACAAGTTTGCTCACAAGAGATGATGCTGCTACTTTCTACGGCGCGGGAGTTAAAGCACTTTCGGCGACGCTTGATAGGTTGAGAATTACTACTTTTCTTGGTGTAGACACCTTCGACGCAGGTCAGATCAACATCCTGTACGAATAACACATGAACTTCGATGCAGCCTTCAACATCCTCCTCAAGCACGAAGGAGGCTACGTCAACCATCCGTCCGACCCTGGCGGTTCCACCAATTACGGCATCACAGAAGCTGTGGCGCGAAGAGTGGGCTACAAGGGTACGATGCAAGACCTGCCTCTTGAACTTGCCAAGCGCATCTATCTTGAGGAATACTGGAAGCCCGTCCGTGCCGAGGAACTGCCCCCAGCGGTGCGCTACGCCATCTTCGACTCGGCGGTCAACTCCGGCGTTGCTCAAGCCGTTCGCTGGCTCCAGCGAGCCCTAGGCGTGGCGGATGACGGGGCCATCGGACCCAAGACGCTTGCTGCTGCCAATCAAGCCAACCCCGACGCCCTGCGGGCGCGTATCATCGCGCAGCGCATGCGTTTCCTGACGAATCTCAATACCTTCGGCGCTTTCGGGCGCGGCTGGACCCGTCGCTGCTGCGACATCATGGAGATGTAAATGAACGCCACGATCATCCAAGCGCTTGTTCGCCACATCCTGACCGCCGTTGCTGGCGGTTTTGCCGTCAAATACGGCATCGATGGTGGCACGGTGGACGTCATCATTGGCGGCGCCGCCGCTCTTGCCGGTGTGGGCTGGTCTGTTTACGACAAGCGCAAGCAATGAGCTAGGGTTGCGTCATGCCGCTGAAAAAGCTAGTACTGAAGCCCGGTGTAAACCGAGAGAACACTCGCTACACCAACGAGGGCGGCTGGTATGACTGCGACAAGGTCAGGTTCCGCTACGGCACCCCGGAAAAGATTGGCGGCTGGGCGCGTGTTTCGGCGAATACCTTCCTGGGTATCTGCCGCTCCTTGTGGCCCTGGGCCACGTTCTCCGGCGCAACGTACCTCGGGACCGGCACCAACCTCAAGTACTATATCGCGTTCGGCGGGGCGTACTACGACATCACGCCTCTTCGGACTACCACGACGCTTGGCACTGATCCGTTCACCGGCAACGGCACCACAACCGTTACCGTCAGTGCGCCTGCACACGGCTGCACCAGCAACGATTTCGTGACGTTCAGCGGCGTCACGGGCACGTATGCGGCGCTGCTCAACGGAGAGTTCCAACTCACGTACATCGACGCCAACAGCTACACCATCACCACGAGCAGCGCCATTCCTGCGGGCGCGACGGGTGGTTCAGCGGTGTCCGCTGCGTATCAGATCGGTATCGGCGGGGAGATAGAAAGCCCAACTTCAGGTTGGGGTTCTGGTACGTGGTTGCCGACGGTCTGGGGCTCGGGCTCGATTAGCTCGCAGCCGCTGCGGATCTGGAACCACCAGAACTTCGGGCAGAACCTGATCTACGGCCCCAAAGGGGGTCCGCTGTACTACTGGGATGCAACCGTAGCCAACCCTTTGACCACGCGGGGCGTGGCGCTGTCGAGCATTTCAGGGGCGACTGACGTACCGTCTTCGGTCAACCTGTTCATGGTGTCGGATGTGTCGCGCATCGTCATGGCGTTTGGGTGCCCTGACTACGGCAGCACGACGCTTGACCCCATGCTGATCCGGTGGACCGACCAAGAGAGCGCGATCAATTGGTCTCCTTCGATCACTACCCAGGCGGGCAGCATTCGGCTGTCCCACGGCAGTGCGATCCAGGCCGCGCTTCAAGTCCGCCAGGAGATCTTGGTCTGGACGGATACGTCGCTGTACTCGCTGCAGTATCTGACGGGCGAGCCGTGGTGGCAGGCGCAGCTTCTGGCCGACAACATCAGCATCCTCAGCGACCGGGCGTGCGCCGTTGCAGCGGGCGTTACCTATTGGATGGGGAACGAGAAGTTCTACCTGTACGACGGGCGCGTGCAAGCGCTCCCCTGCGACGTCCGGGAATACGTGTTCCGCGACTTTAACTACAGCCAGAAAGAGTTGATCTTTGCCAGCACCGTTGATCAGTTCAACGAGATCTGGTGGTTCTACTGCTCTGCTGACTCGACGGTCGTGAACAAGTACGTGGTGTACAACTACGCTGAAAGGATCTGGTACTACGGCACGCTCACCCGCAGCGCGTGGGTTGACGCAGGTCTGATTGGTGATTACCCGATATCTGCAGGCACGAACACCTTGATTTATCAAGAGTTCGGTGTTGACAACAACGAGACGGGCACTGCGGTGCCCATCACTGCATACATCACGTCAGCAGAGTTCGACATCGACGACGGGCACAACTTCGGTTTTGTCTGGCGGGTCATTCCTGACATCACCTTCCGGGGCTCGACCGCTGCGGCGCCTCAAGCTACGCTGAGCATGTTCCCGCTGCAAAACTCGGGCTCAGGCTACACGCGCGGTACGGTCCCTGTGAACAGCACAAGCGCGGACATGTCTGTGGCGGGAGAGAACGCCTACCCGATCATCCGCAGCGCTACGGTGCCTGTGGAGCAGTTCACGGGCCAAGTCAACATCCGGGTCCGTGGGCGACAGATGTCCATGAAGATTGCCTCTGAAAACCTGGGTGTCCAGTGGCAGCTAGGTGCGCCGCGTATTGACCTCAGGCCGGATGGGCGCAAGTCGTGAGTATTTTCTACAGCATTGTCAAGCGGTTCACAGCACCGTCGCTGCCGAAACCGACACAGACGTATGACCAAAGGTACTTTGACGCGCTAGTCAACGTCCTGCGGCTGTACTTCAACCAACTTGACGACCTTCTGGGGCGCATCGTGGCAGTAACTTCGGCAACCGTCCCGGTATCAATCGGCGGCACCAACGTCGATGCGTTTGGCCGTCTGCGGATTAGCGCACCCTACACGCTCTTCGACAGTCAAAACCGCTACGCCGCAGACAACCAGTTTGACACAAACGCCGGGGGTTCTACAACCTACCTGCCGAACGAAGCGTTGGTGAGTCTGGATGTGACAGGAACGCTAGGCGCGGAAACGGTGCGACAGTCTTTCCGATCCTTCCCTTATCAACCGGGCAAGGGTCTTTTGGTGTTGGCCACGTTCGTGATGAACGCCGCCAAGTCTGGGCTTCGCCAGCGCATAGGGTATTTCAACACACAAAACGGCGTGTTCTTCCAGCAGAACGACAGTGCATTAGCGTTTGTGCTTCGGTCCAACTCTATCCCCACCCCCGGTACGCCCAGTGATGCTCGCACAGTGACTCAGGCGAACTGGAACGGAGACAAGCTCGACGGCACCGGAGTGAGCGGATACACGCTCGACCCGACCAAGGCGCAGATCCTGTGGATGGACTTCGAGTGGTTGGGTGTAGGTTCGGTGCGGTGTGGGTTCGTTATCAATGGTGAGTACATCGTCTGCCACACGTTCAACAATGCGAACGATATTGCCAGCGTTTACATGACAACGGCGATCCTGCCGGTGCGCTACGAGATCACAAACGTCACAGGCACGGGCAGTAGCTCATCGTTGAAACAGATCTGCTCCACGGTGATTTCCGAAGGTGGCTACGAGCAGTACTCTCCCGGGCATGTGGCGAGGCGCACCACAGCACTGGCTACGATTGGCACTACTTTCCTGCCGTTGGTGTCTATCCGGCTGTCTTCCTCGGCGCTTGGCGCAGTTGTCCTGCCGCAGCGGGTTCAGGTGCTGCCTACCACCAGCCAGAACTACGAGGTGGCGCTGGTCAAGAACCCGACACTGATCCGTAGAACAGCAACACTCAACAACCCGTTTGCTACTGTTAACGGATCTGCAACCGTTACGGTGACCGATGCAGGACACGGCGGTACAACGGGGGACTACGTAAACTATTCCGGCGCTGCTGCGGCAGGTGGTCTAACCCTGAACGGTCGGTATCAGATCACCGTTCTGGGCGTTAACACTTACACCATCACAGCATCTACCAATGCGACCGCTACTGTTGCGGCGGGCGGTGGGGCAGCGGTTGTTACTACGTATGAGATCAGCAACTCTGCTTGGTTGTCAGTCCCCACTGACTCCAACGTCCAGTACGACGTATCGGCCATAGCCATCTCCGGTGGCACCATTGTTCAAACGGACTACGTCACATCTAGCGGTAGCGGCGGCACAAACCCCCTAGCGGATCCTGCGGGGTACAACTGGGATTTGCAGCTTGGGGCATCGCTTACAAATGTCAGCGACATCTACACCGTGCAGATCCGCACGGTCTCCGGGGCGACCACAGGCGATGCCGTGGGCTCGCTGTCGTTCTGGGACTTGACTCAGTGAGGTAGGACACATGGATCCAGGCGAAATCAGCGGGGCGATGGACGCTGCGGCGAATGCTGCTGATTCCGGTCCTGGTGGCTCTGACACGAGAAACGAAAACTGGTCAGACTATGCATCCGGGTACGGCCTAAATGACGCCATACCGGGTCTTGGTCCTTCGCAAACGGGGCCAATGCACTCCCCGGGGCTTAGCTATGCTACGCTCAATGTGCTCAATGATATCGGCCTCGGGAAGATGGGCATCCCAGGCTTCACCCAAAACGTAGAGCAAGCTCTCGCTGCACAGAACGTCCACAACGTCCTCAACTATGCCGCTCCCGCGCTTGCCAGTCTGGTTCCTGGCTACGGCACGGTGTCCGCGCTTGGCAAGGGCATTGCAAACATCCACGGCCTGATGACTGGCAGGCTGAGCGCTGAGGAAGTTGTGCCGGGGCTGGCTGCGGGATTGATCGGTGCGAAGACGGGGATCCCTTCCGGTATCCTTGAAGGCATCTTCACTGGAGACCTCGGCAAAACCGTAGGCTCCGGTGCGCAAGCAGGGCTTGGCGCTCTCGTAAGCGGCATCACGGGTAACCCATTTGCCGGTGCTTTGGCAAGCTCAACGCTTGGCCCCGCAGTCAACAGGGCAGCGTCAGAAGCTGTAGGCGGGTCGAAGTCTGGCGACTTGGGCGCAGCCCTCGGTCTGTCTTCGGCACCGTCTCAGGGGTCATCCCCCACAGGCAACACCTACGGCGACGCAGGTATCAACGCAGACACCTATTCTGTCCTGGCAGCGATAGAACAGGCAGCGCAAGAACCCAAGCAGCCCGAGTGGTCCTCACAGATGACTGCAGGACGCTACGGCCCCCTGATGGACTACCAGTTTGGAGCGTGATATGTTGTACTTCCCGAAAGAAATCCTGCCGACCGACCTGTTCAGTGATGTATCTGACGCGGACCTCGCGTCCGCTGCGACGGGCTACGACATCGGCGCCCCATCGTCGTATTTTCTTCCGTCGTCCGGAAGCGGCAGCAACAGCTTCTTGGACACGCTCAGCAAGAGCATCGCATCGATGGGCAGCGGGCTGATGTCGCCGCGCGGCCTGTTTGGTCTTGCTGGTTTGCTTGCGGGCTACCTCGACCGCGACAAGCAGGGGCGGGGAGGGGTGCGCTTGAACCTGTCCCCGTCCAAGGTCAAAAAGCAGGTCGTTCAAGGTAGGTACGGCCCCGTCTCCATGACGGAGTACGCGGCTGACGGCGGGCTCATGCACGCGTACGCTACCGGTGGCGTGCTTACAGGCACCAAGCAGAACCCGCTTCCTATGGAGGACGGGGGCTTCGTGCTGACCGCCAAGGCGGTAGAAAACGGAACCCCGCACGGTATCCGCCAGCTTCTTCCGGAAGCCCAAATGATCCGTGGCCCGGGGACTGGTACAAGCGACCACATCCCTGCGACAATCGCCGGTAACACTCCTGCCCGCGTGTCCAACGGAGAGATGTATGTCCCCAAGGCTCAGGTTGATGCCGCAGGCGGCGCACAGGCTCTTTACGCACTGATGCGTCAACTCGAACGGAGCGCATGATGAGTAATATCGATCCGAGCGGCACCGTCGCTCCTGGCTTTGAGGGCTACCTCACCGACATGCTCAACCGGTCGTGGGGGCTGTCAAAGGAAGGCTACACGCCCTACACCGGACAGCGCACCGCCTTTGAGACCACGGATCCCACGACGGGACAGGTCAAGGCAGGGTACTCCCCGCTGGAGCAGAAGGCCTTCACCGGCCTGGGCAGCCTCGGCGCCTACACGCCCGGGCAGTTCAACACGGGCCTTGGTCCGGTCGGGTCCGTCCAAGACTACATGAACCCGTACCTGCAGAATGTCGTTGACATCCAGGCCCGGGAAGCCCGCAGGCAGGCCGACATCAGCCGCAACACCGAGCAGGCTCGCCTTGCCCAGGCCGGGGCCTACGGCGGCAGCAGGCAGGCCATCATGGAGGCTGAGCGCCAGCGCAACCTGGGAACCCAGATCGGTGACATCCAGGCCAAGGGCCTTATGGCTGCGTTCGAGCAGGCTCAGAAGCAACGCCTCGGAGAGGCGACCCTCGGGCTCGAAGGTCAACGTCTGGGCGAAGCCTCGCGGCAGTTCGGCGCCAAGCAAGACCTTGAGACCATCGGCGAGCAGATGAAGGCAGGCACCATCCAGCGTGGGATCGAGCAGGCGCCTCTGGACATCGGGTACAAGGATTGGACGGAGTCCATGAACTGGCCGTACAAGCAGCTCGGCTTCATGAGCAACATGATTGGCGGCATGCCGATCCAAGCGCCCGCTTACTCCCCACCTGACTCTGGTTTTGGCAGCAGTGTCGTTGGCGGGCTGTCCACGCTGTCGCTGTACAACAAGCTGTTTGGCTAAAGGCAGGCTGTAATGCAGACATCTATGCCGGGACAGGCGCAGGGCTTCCAGTTTGCGCCGCAGCAAGCCGCAGGTACGCCCGCAGCAAAAGTGCAGAACTTTAGGCAGATCCAAGATCTGCCTACGCTTATCGCCATGCAGCAGCGGGATCCGTCGATTCCGTTGCTGGCGCACATTGATGAAGTGCGCAAAAAGCTGGAAGCACAGCAAGCGGTGCAACGCCAGCTTGCTGTGCAGCAGTCCCAGCAGCAGGGACCTCAAACGCTCAACGATCAAATACTGGCCAGTGCAGCACAAACAGCCGGTATGGCCCCCGCTCGTGGCATGGCCACAGGTGGCATTGTGGCCCTTAGCGGGGGCGGGGCGACCGCGCGTTTTTCTGACGAACAACTGCGCGAAGCCTACCGTCGAAGTGGTGTTTTTGGCGGTGTAGAAGCGCTGTTGGGTGCGCGCCCTACTTTCAGTGCCCGAACGGCCCCGCAAGAAGTCCGTGCGGCTGCAGAAAAATGGGACAGAGAAGCCGCCGACATCAAGCGGCGGTATGAGCAGCTCGTGCGTGCTCAACAAGCCGCGCCTGCTCCGGCTCCTGCCGCTGCTGTGCGCCCGCCTGCCCCAGAACCTGCACGCGCCCCGGCGCAAGGACGTGTACGGCCTGACGAGACTGCGGTTTTGCCGGCTCCTGCACCGGCTCCTGCACCGGCTCCTGCACCGGCTCCTGCACCGGCTCCCTCGCCTGCTGCCCGAGAACAGCGGCCTGCGGCAAACGACCCTATTGCGCAGGCTTTCACGGCGATGACCCAAGCGTACGCACCGCCTACGGTTCCTCCTGAACTGCTTGCGCAGCGAAAAAGAGTCGCGGATCTGCAAGACCTGTACACACAGCAAGTGCTGCAGGACGCATCATTGATGCGGGGAGAGGCTGACAAAGAAATTGCACGCAGAGAGGCGCGTGCGAATCAGCCTTTCTTTGAGAGCGCCGAGCGCCCGGCACTGCTTGCAAGCTACATCAACCCCAAGAAGGGGCAGTTTTTTGGCTCGCTTGCCAAAGGCATTGCTGCCATCGACATCGAAGAAGAGAAGGCGCGTAAGGAGCTTGCGCAGTACCGTGCTACCGAAGCGGACAAGGTGCGGCAACTGAACAACACCTACCGCCAGATGCAGATCGAAAGTGCCAAGTACGTCGCGGCCTTGAAAGAAAACGATCTCAAGACGGCACGGGAGTCTGCAGAGAAGCTCACGTCGCTGCGTTACACGTACGAAAAAGACAAGGCAGAACTGGTGATCAAGGGACGCGAAGCTACGGCCAAAGAAACGGCGGCAAATGCCGCCATGGCTGGGGTTCCTTCGCGTTCGGATGCCGCAACACAAGCTGCTACGGCACGGTTGGTTTCCGCGCTCAACAACGATCCGATCATGCAGGGCTATCGCAAACGGCTTGAAGGAATCATCTCGGCTGAAGATCAAGTGGCACTTTTGGCGCTGATGAAGGCTCGCGAAAAAGAACTCCGTTTGCAGTACGCGCCTGAATTGGAAGCGCTTGGCACCGCTGGAAGATCTGCGGGGGCCTCCAACGCCCGTGCAGCCGCCGACGCAATTATTAGTGGGAACTGACAATGGCAACTTCTGCTGATTACGCCAATTGGCTGCGCAACAACCAGAACAAGCGCGGCACGCCGAACTACGCAACGGTGCTGCGGGCGTATCAGGAAGCTGCGCTTGAGGAGAATCAAGCGGCGCAGGCGGCGCCCACAGCAGCGCCAATACCTGCTTTGCGTACAGGCATCGGTGCGGCGCTAGGTAAGGGTTTCGAGGACTACATCGGCTCTACGACCACGGGCCTGCAGTCTGCAACAGGTGATGCCAATTCGGCGGCGGAACTTGCGCTCAAGCGGGCTGCGGCGTCGCCGTACGCTGACCAAGTCAGTTGGGACAAGGTCAAGGAGGTCTATGCCAAAGAAGGCGCGGTGGCAGCAGCGCTTGAAGTGGCGCGGCAGG